GTGACCCCCATTGAGGCTAAAAACCTAACAAAAGTTTTGTTTGACGGTTTTTACACAAGAATTCTTCATATTGTTTCACGTGCGTTATCACAGACAAAGATGTTTTCTTTTGATATCAGCTACTTGCAGGGGGAGAACCCCAGTTATAAAGAGCGAGCTAGCTTATTATCCGAAGTGCATGATGATATGAAAAAGATAGCGGGAGCGCTGAATTTTGAGTATCAAGCTGAAACCATAGGGGAATATGTTTCACTCATGCACAAAATGGCTGATGCGATTGAGGTCGGTGATGAAGTAGCCTTGCAGGCTGCCATTGCTGAGCTTGACAGGAAGCCATTTATTTGCCCATAAGCCACATACAGGAGAGCACTCCATGACTGAATTTGAAATCAAAAGGCTCATAGAAAGCATTGATTCTAAACTGAAAAAAGCTGAAGATCTGACTGATGCAATTGATGCGCGCCTGGCTGCCAGCAAGCAGAAAGCCGCGTGACAGATTCATGATTCTTTCAGAAACCCGGCCCGCCAGCCGGGTTTTTTATTGCCTCCATCCAACCCATCGCTATGATTTTTCAGTGCCTGATTTTTACGACGATCTCCCAGTTACTGAGGTTTTGAGTTATCACGAACGAGTTGGAAATTGCGCTATACGCAATACCAGCCCCCGCGCCCAGCAGATTGGGAATTCGATAACGAACAACCGAGGCGGTGACCTGTGCGCCGATCGGGACTGATATCAGCGCGCTACCTTGTAGCGATATCATTACCGGGTTAACCGCATAATCACCCACCGCGTAACCGTCCACTGCTGTTTTACAGCGCAAAAACGTCTCTACGGTTGCCGTGTTGACGTCAAGCCCTGCTATCCCGTGCGCAACGTCATCCATCGTCAGTGACTGCAGCGTCCAACCCGGCATTACAGTAAGCGTTGACCCGGTCGTCAGGCTCCATGACGCGAGCCACGTTGTGCCATCTGCCGTGTATCGCTCATAGCGCAGGCTATTGTTGTACGGCATGTAAACCTGACGGCACCCGCTGTCACTGGTCGGGTAAACGGCCAATGCGCCAGCCAGTTGAGCGGGGTAGTTCAGCGCTGCCGTGGCGCTGCTGCTGAGTGGCTGTCGGTACACCCCGGGTGATGTTAGAGAATTCAGGTTTTCGTTTGTCAGTGCCGCGGTGCGCTGCGGGAACGCGCCGACGTCTGACGCAGACAACGCGTTTTTAGTTGATAGCGTCCCTAACCCTAAATGCGTCCGGGCGGATGATTGCGCACCGGCTCCAGCAGTCTCAATTTCAGACAGGTTATTTGCGATTTTAAGATACGTTTCCGCAACAATCTCAGGCGTTATTTTTACCTGAAATGATGCTGTAACCCCTGAATAACGCCCGGTAACGCTACCGGTTATAGTGCCCGCGGCGATGCCTGTTACCATGCCATTGGCAACGCTTGCGATCTGCGCATCGCTACTCGAGTAATCGAGCGGCTCAGTAAACCCGGTTGGCATCGCTGTGACACCCAGCACATAGCTTTTGCCGGCCATGACGTCTGGAATAGCTGAAACGGAGATCGACGTCAGGTAAACGTACTGAGAGACTTTAATCGTTGCCGTTAGCCCTGTCGCTATTGATGCAATGATAGTCTGTGTGCCGGTTTTGCCGGCAGCGGCTGAATAATTCCCGTTCTGGTCAATGCTGCCCAGGCTTGCGTCACTGACTGACCACGAAACGGGATACCCCGCAGCCATATTTGCAGGTAGCACAGTTGCCACAAGGCTTTTTGATGCTCCCGCATTCATTGTTGCCGAGTTTGGCGTCACAACAATTGCAGTCGGACCAGCCACGCCGGCATCTGATACGGCCTTATCGGTTTTGATGATGTACATGACCGCGACATTGGTCGGGCGGGTTTCAGATGATGTCCGTGCAACGCGGGATGCATCAAACGTGTAGCGACGCAGCTCCATGTTGTCTTGGCTGCCTGTGTCTCCCAACCCCACGCCGCCGGCGTCGGCAAATGCGCCGGATACCCCCATCCCGATATAGATCTCAGATACGATGTCAGCAACAAATGACCCGGTGATGTTCTGCAGCGCATCACTCTGCACGCTGCCTATCACGCGCCCTGCGTCAGGGTCAACAGCAGACCCGCGCGCCCAGCCGCGAGCGAATCGCCCGCGCATATCCGGCACCCGGCCAGAGGGGAACACGGCGGCTAGTTTCGGGTTTTCATTAACGTCAAAACCCTGCCCATTCGCCTCAAGCCAACCATCTGGCGGAGTTGATTGGAACCATAGCCCGCAAAACCCAACAGGCAGCAGGTAGGGCAGCAGTGCCTGCTGCAACTGCTGGATCTCCGCATCAATAACCGGATGCAGACGCCGCGGGGTGATTATCGTCGTGCCGTTTGTGTCATCCGCGGCCTCATCCGGCGTTGACTCGCGATAGATGAATGGTTGCCAGTTCGCGTCCGCGCCGGGCGTTGACGCGTTTCCATCAACGATGGATACATACGATTCAAACGGCTGATTTTGTGCCGAGCGATAGCGAACCACCGCCCCACGCTCGTATTGATACGCGACCCCTCCGTTATTTGCCGGAGTGATCCACTCCGGAAAACCCACCGTCTGATATTGACGAACGGCGACAGTAATGGCGTACAGAATGGCGTTCATTGCCTCACGCTCAACGGGTTTAGCGTTGGCGTCCGCTGCCGGGTCTTTTGCGTAATCACCGCCCCAGCCGTTTGTAAATGACACGTATCCGTTATGGTCTGCGGCATCAGGGATGCTCTGCCGATCGCCGGACGCAGCAAACGGCGTCCGGAAAAATTTCTGTTCCATGGTGTTCTCGTAATATCAGTTGGAGGAAAAAGGAGGGGTCGAGGAGGTATTACAGTGCTTGGCTGGGCCAGCCTTGCGTCAACATGTCGAGAGTGAATCCACCCTGAGCGATAAGAGACAGCATTGATTCCTCATGCGTAAAACACCCCTCAACGTAATTATCAATCACCTCTTGTGCTGACAGCACGTCTGTGGCGGATAGCGTGACAAACTGACCGTCATTCATTTTCCAGCGGCAGCTGTAACTGGAGTTACGCAATGCCCGGATAGCTTTGCTATCAAGCAACCCGCGAGATTCTCGCGTTGTTGAGTATGAATGCCCGTTGAATGTGATGCCGGCCTGCTCGACCTGATACCGTTGCTCTGCGACATACGGTGGGGCCAGGTCGGGTGCAACAACCCATGATTCGCTTTCTGTATCCCATATCGTCATCATGTGCGGGCGTTCGGTTGGCACCCGAATGTAGCCCTCGTTAGATATGTCACGCGGCTCATCGAGAGTCACAGCCTCGCGACGAACCGGATGCCACCAGTAATAGTATTCGTACATAGTTACCTCATCATTGTGGTTGTTGATATGCAAACTTGTAGTTGCCGGTTGTTGCCGGCTTAAAGGTTACGCGGTCGCGGTACCATCGTATTTCAACTTCTGTCGATGACTGCACTTTCCATGCCGATGCCGCCACAGTTATAGACGCGGTGTCGATTGACGCCGCATCCGTTTCCGGATTCTGTATATCCATGGCAAAGGCGAATGCTATCGAATCAGGCATCCCTAGAGTATCCGTATAAAATGCAGCCCACTGCGACGCAGTTATTCCAGCAAGCATTGCCGGGGTCATGCCTTGAGCCATCAGTTTTGATGCGTCCGCATCGTTTGCTGTTAGCGTGCCAATCGAAACCCATGTACTGGCGCTAAAGACAAACCACTCGGTCAGGTTTTTTGATACAGCGAGCCTTACTGACCCTCCACCAACCTGGGCTGCTGTAACGGCAGCAGACGTCATTGACGTGTACTGCCTAACATTTACCACCGCTTTTGGTATCGATATTTGTGGTGATGGACGCATGAATGCACGACATTTCCCGCCGAAATTTGACAAGATCTTCACGATACTTTTGTTGCTCTGTGTTAGCTTTCCCGATGACGAAAAACCGGTTGCAGTTATATCCGCTATCGACAATGGCGCCGGAACTGCTGATAACGAGCCCGATGAGGCCGTGTAATAATTTCCGTCATCAGCCAGCAGCAAGAAGCGCTGTGCGTTGTTTATCAAATTAAATTCGCCGACCACGCCGACGCCGCCGGGCGATGCTGTGATGTACAGTCGATATGATTGATATATCGCCGTGGCAGTGAGTGAATATATTTTTTCTTGGTTTGCTGTAAATGTCTCTCCGGATTTTGATTCGATTGTTGTCCACGTATTTCCATCGTTACTACCCTGTAGCTGCCATGCCGATGGGGAATATTTCCCGTCGTAGATTGCCGTTAGACTGTATCCGCTAATCGGTGTCTGCGTTGAAAATGAAACTGAAATCCATTGCGGCAGCGCGGCGCCTGATGCGGCATTCCAGAATGTACCGCTTGCTCCGTCAAAGGCTTTCCATGTTTCGTACCCGGCCAACTGAGAGCTCTGGTTCAGCGCTATTCCTGCGGCCGATGTTGCTGATGTGAGACTCGGTATTGGGTATTGAATTTGTGATACATAAATGTCGCGAATGCCGATAGGAAGATCTGCCGTGGTGTACAACCCATTACTGAGCGACAGTGATTGATCACCGCCATTAAAAATCCGCGCAATACCGTTGTAGGTAATAAACGGCGAGTGGTTGTATCCGTCTCCGCTATCATACGTATCAGCCGTAACAGTAACAGTAGAGCCCGCCTCTTCTTTTAGTGCATAGGCCGCGTATGCAAATGATGTTTGATCAGACAGGTAGAACGTGGACGGCGACGACAGTGATGTAATGTTTTTAGTCACAACCGTAAACTGACTGCCGGAGCCCCCGCCGCCGCTGGCTGCTGTAGCTGCGATCACTGACCGACCACTGCTATCAGATGTGATAGCTATGCCGTCGCCCGGCACCAGCGCTGAATAGATAGCGGGAAATAGGCCGGTCACCTCGCTCGCGGTATGCTGATGCACTACTGGTGCGGCACCGATATCACTCAGAGTGACATTGCCACCACCCATTAGAGACTTACCGTTGAGTGTGCTAACGCTGGATGCCGACAGCTTAGCATTCCACGCCTGCACATCTGCCGGCGAAACAAATCTCTTACCGGCCGTCTCTGTAATCTGGTCTGCCGTATAGTCGCCAGTCTGAGCTGTAATAGACTGGGTTGTGCGGCCAAAAACAGATTTAATTGGCGTTCCTATGCTATCTAACCGTGTTTTTAGATAGTGCGTCCGGTTTGCCAGCGCCTGAGCCTGGTAGTTAGCCGGGCCGATGGCCTGCCCGTCATAACCACGGGCACGGATCCCGTACGGCAGTAACTTTACATCACTGAATTCGTCAGCCTCGGTGATGCTGGGCAAGCTCTCTACTGGTGGGATGGTAATTTCATCAGCCATCTTTAGCCTCTGTATGTGTATCGTCCATCAAGGACAAAATTGTCATCAAAATAAACACCAGTGATTAATTCATCACTCTGCACGTTTTCCCATTCGCATAATGGCGTCAGCACCTGAGCGCGACCAGTGACGGAAAAATCAATGGCTGGCGGCGCGTCGCTGAATTGGCCGCGTGAGTCAGTAACCGCTCGGCTGGTAACCGTGGTGCCGTCGTGTAGCGTGTAAATCAGTGTGACGTCGACGTCTGATACCACCACCCCGGAGTTAGCCGTCAATGAGCCGGACAACGCGCCGTTTTCGAATGACAGCGTCAATTTCAGATTGGTGTAGATTTTTATGCCGTCGCCATGCCAGAACGGGGCGCGGAAGTTTGAATAGTGCTGACCGAATCCAAAGGGTTTATATGTCAGCACGCGGATATCTTTTGTGCCGACCCCTTGAGGGCGTGGGATTAGGTCGTAGTCCTGCACCAGTTTCTGCGTACCAGCATCAACACCGTGCGTGAACCAGATCAGGCGCATGGTCATGTCCTGACCGTCGAGCAGCCGGGTATCTTCATCCAGGATATAGTCCGCCGCCGCTTTCACGTCGTCGATTGTGGCCGCAGTGTTATTCCTGAAAATTTTTGCCTTAATCATCCGGCGAAACAGATCATCACCAACGGGCGCGGGCTTGCAGGCCGGGTAAAACGTCCCTATTGGCCGGGTTTTGTAGCCCACAATCCGACCGCAAATGTCGAGTTGCTCACCCTCCGCGGTATTGATATCCAGCATCTGCTGTATTTTGTCGGCCTGTTCTTCAATGTTTGATTGAGCGATATCAGGCAGGATTTTTAGCCACTCAATCAGTTTTGGCGAGTTTTTGTATTGCCAGTAAACCCGGCTTAATGCCCGCCTTTGGTGGTCATACATAGGCCACCTCGATGTTATCCGTGCTGAATACCGCCAGCTGGTTGAATGCGATCGGTATCGAGGTTTGATTTACGGCGTCGGCTGACGTGCCGACAAATATATCCCGCACGTAACCAGCTGCGGCCACGATGTAGTTCGCCGGGGTAAATAGCCGACCCGCGCCAACAACCTCACCGATCCTGAACCCCCGTTTTGCAAAACCTGTGGTTTCATCAAATCCAACAGCCGAGTAGTTGACGATGTCGCGTTTAATCTGCTCATCGTCGAAGCGCGAATCGCTGACTATCTCAACTCGTACAAAAACCGGGATGATTTCGGGCCGGAAAAACGTAGCAGTGAACGGGTTACCGCGCGGCGTCAGTGTATCGACGCTGATTTTGTTGGGAATTGAATTGTAGCGATTCAGTCCGCAGCCCGGATTTTTCCGCACCGCCATCGTCGCGACGATATCCGCCTGCTGTCCGCCATCGATGATGATCGCCATTGAGTGAGCATCAACACCATTTTCATCAGGTGATGACTCTGTGTTTTCGTAGATCCGCACCTGTTTAACGCCATCAATATTCACCAGCGCCGCATAGATGTTATCTATCTGATTGTTGCCCGGAAACGCCACAGATTCGTTACGACGAACGCGAAACGCGTTGTTAGATTCCTCATCGCGCCCCAGTGATGCTGGATTTGGATTTGTTACCGAAACAATCCCGCCGACCGGCGTGGCGATTATCGACAAATTTCCGCTATTTGCTGCCTGCGCGCCAGGTGTTGTGCATGTAACCGACACGGTGGCCGCACCGGTAGTGTCGGTTGCAACAGCTGAGTCAGTGGCCCACAGCGTTCCCGTGATGCGATTTCTTACCAGTGTACCAGCTGGGATTTCTGTCAGTGCCGAGCCGATGAAATTGACCGTCGTGTTTGAAAATGTCGCGTCAAGTCGCTCAATGCCAGCAAACGCGGCAATGCGGTTAAGTTGCTGCCCAACCGCTGAATTTGGGTCGGCAGAGTGATAGGCGCTGATAATCGCCTCGTCCAGGTTCGCCAGCGTCTCACACCATGCGGCGATAACCTGCCCATCCGGGGATTCTGGATTAATATTCCATCCATCATCGATATCCAGATAGCGCCGGCGCATCGCTTCCAGATACGCGTTTAGCGTCGTACCTGCTGCACCGTTTTTGGTAATCTCAGCCATCAGACATCCTCACTATAGGCAAAATCTATCTGCTCGTTATTGATGTCAACGACTGATGCATAGACGGTGATCTGCCGTTCTCTGGCATCACGAACAAGTTCAAATTTTGTTATCCCGACAACGCCGGGCGTCGACAAAATACGACGCTGTATTTCAATCGCTGCGATATCGTCCGTCGTTTTACCGAGTACGGATCCGAACCAGTCAGTTCCCTCAGTCACATTCAAAAAATACTCGCCCAAAAAGAGCCGCAGGCGGCACAGTATCGCCTGCCGCGTTTCCTCTTTTCCTGTCACGAACTGATCGCCATGCGTGACAATATCGCCACCAGCCAGATTACGAATCATGATTAGCGCCCATAAAAAAGCCCCGGCGATTGCCGAGGCTGTAATGCATGAAATTGGCGGTTATTCAGGGGTATTTGATTTACTGCCGCCGGGCTCAACGCCGCCGTGGACGTGCGTAGCCCCGATATTTACCCCGTTATGGGTCAGGCCGGACGGCGTCAGTGACAGCGTTGATCCACCTGCAGCAAGCGTTATCCCGCCATCAGTCAAATGTATGCAAACCGAGCCATCGCGGTTACTCATGCCGATTCCAGATAACGGCAGACCCGGAATAGCCGTTTTCAGTGAACGATAGCCGGGGGAGAAAAATGCATCACTTGCACTAAACATCCGGCCATCCGGTGGCGTCACCTCGCCGCCCGTATCCAACCACGTATCAACCGCGCTCTGGCTGAAGTGCACGTAACCTTCGGTGCCCGCCGGAAGTTCATGAAATACGATCCATGCGCCAGACCCGGCGAGCTGAACCGGGACATTAATCAGCACAGGCGGTGATTCATAAGCACCGCCCGGAGTTTTGCGCTGAATAGCACATTGCACCTGCGCCCGGTTCGTATCCGGGTTGTATGCAACAATGTGGCCCGGCATACCGATCATCAAGCCGCCGATCAGCGACCTGCTAGCCGCATCAAACGCCGACATTAACGGGTTTTGTTTGTTTATCGCTGTAGTCATTGTGAATCCCACAGGCATCTGGTGGTTGTAGTCCAGAGGTCCCCCCAATAGTCACCGACATGCGATGTTGCCAGCACACGAAATTTACCCTCTCGGCGCTGCCTGTCGGCCTTATTATTGAGACCAGTTTGATACATGCCGCTGTAACTGATCGTCCAAAAATCTGACGAAACTTTTATGATGTCTCCCGGCTGAATTGTGTGATCCAACCTCACGTCAACTTCCATGTCCGTCTGGTACCAGCGCGGCATCCCCTCCATCCCATTTTCTGAGCTGATTTCGTGAGTGATGGCGCGTGACGCGCCGGATTTAACAATCGTTACGCGGCTGGTTGTGATGTACCAGCTATAACCCCACTCCGATTGACGCGAATTTAGAAAATCACGACTGGATGTGAACGCAAGGGTGAACCCCTGTTGAAATGCGGGCAACCCGGAAAAATCGCCGATCATTTCAACGGGTAATTCAAACGTTGCTGCAACGTCCCGCAATACATCGGCTACTGGTGTTTTTTCTCCCCACGTTTTACCGATAACTGCATCGCGCCATGTGTCAATAGACCAGCAGTTCAGGCGGATATAGACGCTCACCCCGTCACGACCGATTTCAACGCTATTTATCTGCCCAGAATAAATTTCACCGGATGACGAGTCATATCCAGCCGACAGCTTCACGGTACCGTAGCGCTGCTTTTGCTCGTCAAATCGCTGCATTAAAGCGCGATACTCAGCAGATATGCCGTAAAGCGTAATTTGAGCCGTCGCCACTTGATTTTCCGGCATGTTAGTTATCATGAACCGGATTTGTGTGGGTGGCTCGCATGTGACTACGGTGCCGTCAACTGTGGTGATTTGCAGGTTGTACGTCCGCCCAAATATATCGCTCATGAGTCGTACCACGTCAGATTATTTTCCACGCCGAGATTGACTATTGTGGGTGTTGCTCCGGTCAATACCAGCCGCCCGATGTCAGTGTTCAGGCCAGCCAGCAGATCAACTCCCACATGGAGCGCTCGGCCCATCACAACCACATCCCCGGCCAGCGTCGCGATATCCACAACGAAATACTGATATCGCGTCAGCCAGCGTATGTTGAATTTCAATTGGTGATTACCCAGCGTGACGTTGAAAACGTAATCCGCCAGGCCGCGCGTTAGCGGTATGGTTTTCATTGCGGTGTCACCTGCCCTATGTTGGTCTGAGCCTGCCCCTGTGTCGCTACCGTGTCATTTGCTGGCAGATTGGCATTTGTTGTTGATGATAGGGTTTTGCGCTTTTTTATTGTGAGCTGGCGCATTTCGACAACTAATTCCAGACCGCCTTCGTTTTCCTTTTTTCTTTGGTTGCGGGTGTTGGTTATTATCATGTTGTCGTACGATTTACCGGTCCCGTCGATCACCGTCAAAATCCGCTTGTCCCGCTGCAACTGGCGGATTTGATCCAGCGTGTTCACCGACCGCTTTAGGCTTGCAGGGACAAATGACAGGCCAACGGATGCAGCCACGCCGACACCGGCGGCCGCTGCACCAAGCAAAAATGACGACCCCAGCCCAACAGCGGTACCAGCACCGATCCCGGCAATCGTTGAGAACTGCCCGGCGTTAGCCATCAGGGTTTTTATCGGGTTATCAGACACGGCCACCGTCATAATCACCGTTAATGGACGCGTCACGGCGTTATCGGTAGCCGTGTAACCGCTATCTAGCGGGTATTCGCTAACATCAGTGCGTAGCTCGCTACCCTCTTCCAGAACGGCATCGAAATAAATGCCATCGATTTGAGGCCGCGATTTATTAAATATCCCAACGATTGACATGGTCACCCCCCGGGCGCATACGACTGTTGCCAGCGTTTTGCCGATTCACTAATCGCTGCGGTTGCCGCATCTTTCATCTGTTGCTCATTCAGGCCAACACCTGAAATATTGAATTCGTTTTGCTGGTTGACGACCATCCCGCCGCCAGCGCTTCCACCCTGCCCAATAACGGGTAGCGCCGCAGGCGTTGGCACGGCTCCTGCTCTGTAACCGTAGTCACCCAGATAGTTCGCCATGTCTGCCTGTGACCTTTTAGGCTGAGCATAGGGAGACGACGGCAGAGAGGCCCATACACCACCAAGCCCATTTGTCGCCGACATAAAATCACCGTTGACGACGTTATCCAGTTGCCCGGCACGCTGGATTAGCCATAAAGCGGCCATGTCCTGACTACGGGGTGAAAAGTCGGTCAGGCCCAGAGCGGATGCCGCTTCATCCCACGATTTTTGAGTGAACTGATAGCGCCCGGCGGCGGACGTTTTATTTTGGACTCCGTCCGTTTGCGTGAACGGTTTCAGGATCCTTGGATGGTCTGACATATTGGCGAACTGCTCACCACCAAACAGGGTGTTGTACCCACCGTTCATGTGGCCCGCCGTCCCTTCGGCTTTTGAGATGGCATCCAGATATGCGCGAGCGTTGGGGTTGTCTACCAATTTGCTGATATCTCCGCTCTTCTGGCGCTGATATGCCTCGTAAGGGCTAACTCCGCCACCCGCTCCGCCGCGATTTAGCATCGGATTACTCATTGCTCTGGCATCACCAGAATCAACAAACAAATTTTCAGGAACAAATAGGCCCAGCGCGGTGCGCTTCAAGAAAGACGCTCCTCCCGATGCCGCCGCCGCAGCACCACCCGCGCCGCCGCCACCTCCGCCGAGTATTTTTCCTCCAACCTTTAATGCCGCCCCAGTGCTGGCAATCCCTGCGGCAGTTAATAACCCCTTGGCTATTTCAGGATTTTCCTGAATAAATTTATTTATCACTTCAAGGAAGCTATTAACCATAGGTATAAGGCTTTTCCCGAGGGATATCGTTAACGCTTGGAAGTTGTTTTCCAGTTGAGCCATTTCATCGTTAAATTTTTGACTGTTTTTTAATAGCTCCTCATCAATGGGGTACGGCATTTTATCGGCCATGGACATTGACTCACTTAAAAATCCACCGCCCTTTTCCATCAGCCTGGTGATCGGTGAGTCTTGTCCTACGCCTATTCCTTCGCGCAAAAAATTACGCTGGTCATAGTTCATTTTTCCATACGAATTGACCAGATATTGCAGCGCCTGCATTTTGTCCATGCTGGCAAATTCGGTTGGGTTGAATGCCGCCCCCCAGTACGCCTTATCACCGAGTTGACCATATCGCGCCTTTAATTGCAGGGATGGGATCATTTTGGCGATATCCTGCGCCGCTTCTGGACTGGCGCGCAGGCGGCGCATCGCCATTTCCAGCCCCTGCACCTGGCGAATTGTAAAACCGGTATTATCAGCAACGCGCTTCATTTCAAGCGCGGTTTGAGCTACGCCGGACGTTAGCGCCCTGAACCCCATGCCAGCACCAGCAACGGCGGCCAGTTGCAATATTTTGTCGCTAACGCCCTTGATAGCATCCTGCCCTTTCTGAAATGATTTGCTATCCATTTTCAGGCCGAGCGAAACCAATAGCTCGTCTATTGTCTGAGCCATCTGACAATCTCCGAAAAATAAAAAACCCACTCAATGGTGGGTTTTTATGGGGTTATTTATATGGGCTATAATAGTATGCCGTTAGCGCCCATTCACCAAAATCGATATTCCTACCATGATTGTAAACATAGTGCATAAATGCACTGTTACTGATCCTTTTGTCGCTTGCCGCTTGTAACCAGAGGTAAAAACCTTTCTCGATATTAATCATGCATATGTTTTTTTCTGGCTTTGCTTTATTTGCGCCTTCCGGTGTAACTATGTGGCACTGACTTAATGACATCAAAAGGTAGGAGTGGATACTGTTTCTATCAAAATAAACATCCCTCCCGTTTATTTGTAGATCCTCAGACCCACGCTCCTTGCAGGTTATCGTCTGCTTGTTCGCATAAGCGAACATGTCATTTACAGAATAAAATGAGGCTTGCCAGTTGGCATTCATTCCAAATGGTTTTTCCTGCTTAAATTTGCACTCCACTCTTGGTGAGTTTTTTCCTAACTCCCACTTGCGATTGTCTTCTTGCTTCATCCGCTCAACGCTAGCCTTCTCCTGCTCCCGTTCTTTTTCAAGCAACTCTCTCTTTTTCGCTATTTCTATATCCACTTGAGAGGTGCATGAGGCGACAGCAAAAGAGGCACATATAATCGAGGCTATCTTTATTAGCGTTCGCATATCCCTATTCCCATCAGTTAGAAATGGGTTATCGTAGCATTGGTTTATAGATCAATCAGTATCAACGGTTAAAATTGATCAGTCAGCCCGCGCCGCTTCAACCGCCGCCATTACTTCATCCATTGCTATGTGCATCATCTGCACATCATCAATGGTATATGTCCCGTCGATCATATCTGACCAGCGCGCCAGCGGCGGGCAAACACTGCCCGCCCCGACGCATGGCCGCCACAGGAACCAGTTCACGCCACTGGTGTTTCGCTCTCCGCGCTGGCGCTTTCCGTTTTTGCGTTGAGCTGCCAAAAACCCCCGATATTTTCTCGCAACACGCCGCCCAGTAGCATCAGGTAACCATGAATCGCATCCTGGAACAGGTTTTCAGCAACTGGCACCGCGTCGCCATCACGAACCATCTTCCCGTTTTTAATACACAGGTCACGCAGGCGTGAGAGAGAGTGGCTATCAGTGGCGGCGAGGCACGATACCAGCGCCATATCGCCAACTTCATCACTGAGCGCAGGCAGGATGCCAGACGATGCAGCGATCTGGATCATTTCGAGCTGGTCTTTTGCTGACGCAGTAGCGCCGCTATACGTGACACCATCAATTTCGATTTCAATTCTGCGCCCCATTATCAGGTTTCCTCGCTGTCAGCAAACTCAAAAATAAAGGTTTCATCGCTGGCGCTGGTTTTGCCGCCACGACCAGACGAGCCTCGGTTAACCAGTACGCCATCAAACCCCATAAACGTCTCTGCCGTCCCCGTCTGGAAAAACGTAAACGTCGCGTCCACCCCGGTTTTTTCGACCGCGATAATCTGACGGGCCTGATCGCTACCGGGTATCAGGTGGATGGTCAGGCGCTTCGGTCGCGTCTGACTATCCAGTCTGACTGATGTTTTACCAATACCCCGTTTTAACGTCGCGCGCGGCTCCAGGTCCTCAATAGTGATCGGCGGGTCGGTATCGCCAAAATCGTCAATCGGGATACCGAAGACCGTCAGGTTGGCACCGTCCGCGCCATATTTGTGCATCGTCATGTGGGTTACTCCACGTTCACATTAATTTCGGCGACGTGACCGGCGCGAGCCAGAATCACCAACAGCGACGTAGGCGGATACTGGCGTAATTTGCGCTGTTCGCTGGTCAGATTAAGCACATCTTCTGGTGCTGAGCGCAGCACAAATCCGAATTTAGCCACCTTTGTTTCTCCGCTGTCGGGGTCAACATACGACCCCTGCCCCAGCACGCCGTTATCAAAAAACCGCTTGCACGTGGCCGTAATGGTGTTGAGCAGCCCGGCATAATCGCGGGGCGTCAGCGCTCGCTTAGAGCCAGCACCGGCGATGTAGTTATACCCGTCAACCTGCAGGTGGTTTTTCAACACATCCAGATTAATGACGTCATCGATAAATTCGCCATAGGACGACATCGACCGGCTATTGATGACCCGGCTGTTATCCGTTGATCCAGCCAGTTCGATTTTCGTGAAAAATACCGCGCTTTTCGCCTTCAGTGCGTTATATGCGCTTGTTGTCAGGTCATCACCGCTGATACCTGGCAACACCTGATATTCACCGGTTATAGCTGTATTGGTGCCGGTTGGCCTGAACTTGTGGAACGCAGCAGCAAGTTGCACCATCGCGTAAGCCTGCGACGCGTCAGCTGTGACAGATGCTGCTGATTTATACCCGGCAAACACGTGACGGTTGCCCTTGGCTTTGAGCGTTGAAATCACATCATTGGTGACGTTTTGATCAATGATGTCATCAGCGCTAAACGTGAGCCACAGCGGATGGCTGGCAGCATCAGACCAGTCCGATAAATCCGGCAGGCTGGACGCCGCTACATCTGCATTTTTCAGAAAATAGTGATAGCGCCACACGCGATCATTGGCGCTATTGATAATTTCCAGCAGCGTGTTGGTGGCGTTTTTCATCCACACGGTGATCGTCGGCGGTTTCGGTATGTTTGCGAAATACCGTGTGGCGATGCGATAAACATCGCTGCCTGTTTTGAAATCAGCAGCGACACCAGACAGCGAGCTGTAATCGCGGTACGTGTCCGCAGCGAACGTTACCCCATTAACAAGGTCTGACGTGTCAGCGAACACAAGAGCACTGGAAAAATCCGCGTACCCCAGCCCGGACGGCGTCAATAACAGGTTGATGGGGATGATATTGTCTACAGAGTAGGACATTGTTACCCCTCGATAACGTTGACATCGAACCCCGCCGCACGCAGTAAATCGTACGAAACGGTGTGTTCGATAAACAAAAGGATGTCAGCTTGCCAGCGCGGTTGTAAGCCAGCTTGCATAAATCCGGTGAGATTCCGGCAGTTGCTAACGTGTCTCCACGCTATGGCGTTTTGGTAGAGGAATTCGCTGACTGGCGTGCGGAAGTTGGCGTTATGCAGGCGCATGATCGCGGTATCCGCGCCCTCGTTGAGGATGTTAACGGACAGCATGAAATCCATCGACGTGGCCGCCGTTTCTCGCATGTCCTGCCATGCCCCCAGCGACGGGTCAGAGTCTGCTACGGCCGGTATCAGCTCGCGTTTTTTGCGTGACCAGCCGTACGCGCGTACCGGTACCGGTTTATAGGTGGCATAAAGCCCGGTAGGTGCCGGACGCCCCTGATCGGCAAGGATGACTGTTTCTACGCCTGACGCCATGCTGACCAGTTGCCTGAATACATCGTGTAACTCGTCGATGGTTTCCATCAGCCAGCCCCCCGATACCGCTCAACAACGGCGCGGCAAACGTTCCGCCATGGTCGGTTATCGCATGACATCACGCGCCAGCGCCGCATTGCCAGCCCGTCGCTGAACTCCAGCAGGTCAGAAAATTTCCCGTCGTCGTCAGGATAGAGATACGTCACACCGTCATTGATATGCACTACACGGACGTCATGCGCATTTGCAGTACCGCCCATTCCGATCAATGTCTGCATGTCCTTCCATCCTGCGGGCTGAACATTGACGCGCTTAATTTCAACTGCGCTGCCGGGGGAATCTTGCCACGTCCCACCGGGGCCGCTGTATGAGCCGCCAGCAGCCTGTATTAGCCATACACCACCCGGTAATGGTGAGTTAAACGTGGAATCGATGTGTCCGTGCATATCCAAGCCGTTTCCGAACATCGTTAGTCCTCCACAACATGGGTGATCTTACCCTTCAGCGTGCCATGGTTGATTAGTGGGGTGGCGCTGCCTTTGGCCTTAACTGTTGACTCGGCATTGGCTGGCTGAATGCCAGCCTCAATGGCCTCCTGACAGTAGCCTGCGGCTCGCGCCCCTATCTGATCCAGCATCTGAAATGCGCTGATTTCCCCGCGCGCCACAGCACCGCTAAGCGACTGGAACGCCCGCTTGATGTTGTCTTGGTTTTGACGTAGCGGAACCCGCAAAAACGAGCGCTCAGGGGTTCGCCCATCTGACGATCCGAATTCCTGAACTGCACCAATTACGACGATTGGCGTACCATCCTCGTAATTTCCGGTACCAGCAGGCAACCCGATCAGCACGCGCCGCTTGGCGCTCAGTCGGTCCTGAATTTTTTTCAGCGCACTGGCAATGCGGTTGCCGCCGTGGATTTCGACGTTAATCAAATCATCACCCCCCCGGTACCCGCACGGCGGCGCAGTCGCATGAACTCAACGCCATACGTCGTCAGCGGCAAATCACCGTTAATCGTCAGGTCATCCATCGTTACCGACGGGACGGCAAACGATGTTGATTCATCGCCTACTGATTTACCGGATATCGCATACGCGGCTCCTACATCACCGCCTGCTGAACGCTGTCGCATCACAAGACGATGAGCGGCAAACGCGAACATGCCGCGTTTTTTAATGCTCACCACCTGGCGATCTTTGTAGTCACCCCAGCGCGGCCCCGTTTCCGCATCCCCTTCACCCAGCGCCAGCACTACCCCGGAATCTGGCCACGCCGTGGCGTCGCCGAACTCGGGGTAATAGGCCCGGAAATCAGTCACGACCTGTGCAGTGATTTCCATCATTACCCCCATAAAACAAAACCCCGCCAGATTGACGGGGTTTATTCGGCTTGATTGCCATCAGCAGGCGGTGACGGCGGATTTTCATTACTGCCCGCCAGTCGCGCTTTTTCGTCGTCAATCGCCTTTTGCAACGTTGACGCCTTCATTGCCGATGGCGCTTTTTTGCCAAATAGCGATTCATACTCGGTGCGCAGCCCGGCAACGTCTACACCATCGCCGTCAGTGTCGGTGTCGTTTTCATCCGCCAGCATCATTTTTTCCAGGGTGAATAAATGCGTGGAGAAATCGCCATAAATCAGCTTGGTTTGCGCTGGTGCGATGGTCACCCGCTCGTTAGTTTTTTGGTCGGTCAGCGTGATGGGCGCTGAATGCAGGTTAGTGATAACAGCCATGATTACACCCCGTCAAAGTAGTGAGCGGCTTTCGGCACGCGCCATTCAGTGCCACCGGTGCGCAGGAGTCCCGGCACTTTAAAATTGATGTTATCCGCGGTGGCCGGGGCCAGGAATCTGAGCGGCATCACGTCGTGACCCTTCACCACGCGAAGATCTTTTTTGTAGAACACCATACGGTCTTTCCCGCCAGTACCGACGCCCTTCAATAGAATGTCGTCCTCAAATTCGACATCTTTGAAATTCTGGCGCAGGAATTCCAGCAGCGTAACATTACTGGCGTTCTGCGTTGACAGCAGGGTGCGCATCAGCAACTGATGCTGAGCTGATGGCAGTACACAGGTGTTGGGTTTATGCACGGTAACCGTGTTATCCAGGTAGATCTGGTTATACACGTGCCCGAAATAGTCGATAATCGGCTGTGTACCCTGTGCGGGGATTGCTGCAACCAGTGCGGTCAGCGTAGACGTGGCAACCTCGGTGGATACGTTAGGGCTGGTATAAAGACCCTCACCGATACCTTGATTGCCCAGCAGGTAAATCTTGTTCATTCCCTGCTCGACAATGTCGCGCACCGCCTGACCACGTTCGGCATCCAGATTCACGTTGTTGAGCATCGCAAAACCGATCTCCTCCAGCGTGTACGTGTAACCCAGCGCGGCGGTTTTGATTTCCTGGAATCCCTGATTCATTGCGATATCAACAGTAGGAACATCGGTAGAGTTCGGTCCAAACACCTGTAACTCACCGCGTGCATCAATCGAACGAAACGCGACGACTTTAGACCAGTCAGGGGCTGAGTCATCCAGCGGTAGTAGTACCGTGTATTTGTATTGTGGATACTCAATACGGTAAATTTCCGCCTCAACATAAGCCGCCTGCTGAATCAAAAAAGACAGCGCGGATGCTGGGCTTACGTCAAAAACACTTTTCGGCATTATCTATCTCCAATTAAGACTAAACGTTAAAAATGCCATCAACGCGGATTTCACCGATTTTTCCGGCTGTCACGGCATCAATCCATCGGACCTGATTCAGCACCAACAGGCCGTCGCCAGTTCCGGCAGTCAGGCGACCCTGATTGTCACCAGACGTCAGAATGACGCTAACAGCCTGACCCGCCGTTGCGCCGTCAACGCAGAGCGCGAACATGCGCCCGCGATGCATGACTGATGCAATGTGAGATACGTCATAGCCAGTGGCGTAATTCGGCGGGTTGGTTGGTGCGCTCGGGCTAAATTCCGCAAGGGAGCGGACGCTAAAACCGGCAATTTGTGCGGCTGTGGTCGTGGTTGTTACCGGAGCACAGGAGCGCGGGCCGGTACCGCGAATCACGGCGCGGCCAAATTGAACCATGCCCGTTTCTACTTTTTTGGAGTCAATGTCCGCCAGTTCGATGGTGGACACCTGCCCTTCATACGCATTACCGCGAAATAGCGTAAAATCTGACTGAGCAATAGCCATTATTTAGCCCCCTGATTGCGCCCATAACGGCGATCCAGATAGTCGTTATGCACACTGTCGCGCGCTGCCTGCGCCGTGCTTGGCTTTGATCGACTCATGTCCAGAGTGAAGTTCTTCAGTGAGTCGTTGGCCGACTTGTTTTCATCCGGTTCACCATCCTCGCTTTCTTTTTCTTTGCGCTCTTCCTCCGCGTCAAAATACGCCGTCACGTACGCGTCCGGGGCCTTATCCCACGACGTGTACTTGCGGCATTTGATGCCGGCAGCATCAAGCGCTGCGCGTTTGATTTTCATCGGGTCGAGAGAGTCGCAGGAGAATTTGGCCCCCGCGATTTTCAGCGCAGAATCGCGGGTTGAGACGACCTCGGCGATCAGCTTAGAAATCGAGTCTTCGGAGGTTTTCTCCTTCAACTTTTCGATCTCTTCGTCTTTTGCGTCGGATTTGGCCTTTTCCTTTTCCAGCTCCTCTTCCGTCTGGTCTTTCGCTGCCTCGGCCTTTTCTTTCTCTTCCTCAGCGTCTTTGACCCGCTTTTTCAGGCTGTCGAAACTGGCCTGAATCAGTTGAGCTGTGGCTTCCTCGGCGACCGTGGCGTGCACGCCGGAATCCAGCACGATTTTGAATGGCATGGGTAATGCTCCCGTTGGTTTTGTGTCGAACAATCGGGCCATATGACCAGCTCGCGCCTGATCGCATAGCGCGATGTGATTGATTTTGATGTCGCGTTGAATGAATTCGTATGGCGTACCATCCGGTGCAGTTCCCGGCTGGTGCTCGTACTCTGATGTGTAGCCCGCCGATAGCTCGGCTTTGCCGCGATCTATTGCGGCGATTGCCTCCCCGTCCTTGATCAGCAAATCAACAACGACGAAATCACAATCCTGCCGACCGGGTGAAATCGCGTGACCCGCCGTTACCTCTTTGAACGTGCTGGCGTCTACCAGGTCATCGGGGTGATCAATGGTGACATCTGCGTTGTCGTAGCTCGCCAAACTGCTGGGCTTAAAAACCTCCTCAGGTGGGCGATAAACATTAACTAGCTGACCGGGTGGCCTGTCCGTTAACCCCAGTTCGGACGCCAGGTACTGCTGAATACCTGTGCGCGCAACTCTGCCGGGGACTTTTAAATAGCCCTCTGGCGTAATTTCGCGTTGGGATGTAATCGGATAGGACACGCGATCACGAACAGTGATCCGCATGTGATTTCCTCAGTATCAGTAATCGAGGCCCTTAATTTGCGGGATGCCGTGGCAGCGGCACCCGATGTGCGCTCGGCCGGGGAAAAGGCCGTTAGCCCCTTTTGACCAGAGATAAACGCCCGTTCCGTAGCCCTCGTCTTTCCTGGCTATAAAGAAGCATTTGATTTTGGCATTCGGGTATTTACCGGCTGGGTTGCCTGACACACGCACATCCTGTGATGTTGACCAGCGAAAACGGTCAATCCCTGCGTTTTGCTGGCGAACGCTGGTGATGTCCGCCTGAATTTTTGACGACTGATCACGCGCTATCAGCTCGCACCGGTTATATGCCGCACCGGTTGTGGACTGGATGCGCCTCACAATCGTTGTTAACGAATCACCACGTAGGATGCCGTCAAAAACCTCGCGGTGGATATCATCAAAATACTCTGACGATACTGATTTAATCAGCGCTACGTTTTGCGCTACCGATGCGTCAACGTAATCGACCAGATTGTTATTAACCATCAGCGCTGTCATGTCGATGCCGACAGCCCGATTGATTTGCTCTACAAAAGCCTCAGTGCTGGCCGACTCGGCCATGCTGACAACGCGCTGAGAAAGCCGCTCTGACTGAGATGCAAACGCCTGATCAGCAAACCGCTCTGACGCCTGCCGGATGGCTTCGCCGAGAATATCGGTTAGGTAGCTGTCGGCCGTGTAATTTCGCCGCAGAACAGGAATTAACGCTTCGTCAACCGCCTGCGCCATTTGTCTGACGATGTCGCGCAACTTGGCGCGATAGAACCGCTCCGCGTCATCATTCGGCCTGATTGGCCTGACTGGTGGGCGGCGGCGTACCGGCATTTTCTCTATCATCGCCTGCAGGGTCTGCAAGCCTGAATTGATAATCACCGTCCCGCTCTGCGTTTTCATCCGCTTCAAGTTTGGCGATGTCGTCGTCAGTGATGCCATATTCCCCGCCATCTTTTAGCTTGCGTGCAACCTGAGACGGTCTAACAACACGCTGCTGCAACCGGATGTCATCCGCCTGCGCATCCGCCAGTCGTTGTGCGTGTTTTTCCGTGTCCGTTGGTTGTGATAAGGGGTTAAAAGAAAACTCCAGGCCGTCGGGATACGTGCCGAACGTCGAGCGGATCAGCACCTCGTCAATCCGCTCCAAAAATGGCCGGTACGTTGACTCCTGCTCACCACGAATGTTGTCGTAGTAGTTGTTTAAGTCGCCCTGCCCGCTGTCGCCCAAGCCTTTTGATTGCACCCCGAAAAGTCGCGTCATCGGCTGCTGTGCTGCGCCTGCTGTCCACTCCATGAGAGAGTTGAGCACCTCACCCAGCCCGCCAAACGATAATTGTTTGCGATCCAGGTGCTCTGTTTCATCCAGCAGCGCCAGCCGGAAAAGGGATTTCATCATGCCAAACGTGTTATAGCGCTGTGCTATCACATCATCCATGTCACCAGAGGCAAGGTCGTTAGCTAAATTTGCGCGGTTAATGACGTCAATGTTGGCCTCCTGTATTAATGCCGCGACGCCACCCTTGGCGGAGACGGCGTCCTTGATGTCCTCAAGGCAGCGTCTGAGCCTGCTGTCATCCCAGCCGCCATTAACCATCCGCAACCGCATGGGCATTGTAGCGCCAGGGGCAACAACGAAGTGGCTGTGATGGATACGCTGTGTGCCACCGTTAACGACGTAAAAATCAGGGAGCATGTAGTTCAGCTCAAGAGGATTTGTTACGTTGAACTGCTGCCCCATAATGAACATGCGGTCAAGCACCAGCAGGCGCTTTAGGCTCCCCTGTTTGATTTTCTCGACGCGCAGCGGTTTATCAAACGGCTGATCGGTGATCATCAGGACACCAGCCCCGCCGTACACGCCGGACCATTTAAATGCCTCCTGCGTTACTGACTTAACGCGATACAGCTTTTCAGCTGCCCTGATTTTTGCAGCGTCATCGGATGCAAAATCGCGCCACTCTCGGGTTGCATCTTCAATGGGGTTATCAACGATGGCGCGGGCGATCCAGTTTTCAATGTATGCCGCCTCAAGCTCGGTAAAATTTTGCATCACGCCAAATGCGAATTTTCCGAACGTCCGCCGATCGCGGTCTGTACCCATGCCGGTCATCACATTTGTGAGCCCGTCAGCTGTCAATCTGATGCGTGGTTTTGCAATCGTTATTTCATTCATCGTTAAACCCATCCCCAGCCGGTGCCACCACCGGAAATTAGTTCAATCTCGATTGCGTCCATAACCGTGTCCAATATGTCATCATTTTTATGGCTGTCGTCAGCAGAGAAATCACTGAACTCAGCCAGTGCAGGCAAAACCCACCCGGTTGATGCGGCTGGCGTGCCATCCCAGTAATAGACCTGGTCGATTCGCTGACCGTCATCCGTCATTAGCGCAGGGATGAAAACCTTGCCGGTCTTCATCTGCGGGATTGTGTTCAGGCAGCGAACCAGTTTGTTCTGGCCTGCACCGCGTGGGATTTCAAGCACAGGAATAGACTTGCGCTTTTTCAGCGTCGTGATTAACCCCTGACCGGCCTGTTTGTCCTCAATCCCCATATGGCGCAATGGTGCGGGGCGCTGCGGGTTGTATGGCCTCCACTTATCCCACAGCGTCGTTGCTTGTTTCAGCAGATCTTCGGGATCCCAGCGTCCGCGAACACTGTCAATCAGATACAAGTTGTTGTCATTCCCCATGCCAGCCAGCGTGAACACGGTGTAATCGTTAAAATCCTCGACTTTGCCGCTGTTGGTATCCACGTAAACGGCACGATGCGTAAGCGGCGGCAGATGCGTGTACCGCTTAAACCAGTCCGTATCAATCAGGTTGCCGGTCAGCGCCCGTGGTTGCTGCATATACTGCGACATGAACGTGTATTCATCACGTTCCCACAGGCGCATCAAATCGCCGATGTACTCGTTTACCGGCCAGTACGACCAGTAGCGAACGCCGGACACCACTACGCTTTCGGTGTCTTTTACCGCGAACCAGCACAGCGACCGCCACGGCTCCGGCAGTGCGTCTATGTACTCCTCACTGACAAGTGCCGGGATGGTGACATGGTGAAAATCCATCCCCATGCCGCCGGACAGCATAAAGCCGGTAGCGTCATCAGTGTGCAGGCGCTGCTGAATGCTAACGAAAGGCGTCGGGTGGTCTTTCGATTTGTCGCCACGCCGGGAACGGATTGTGTTTACAAGTAGCCGGTTGGCGCTATTGCGCTTTGTAGCGCTAAACATGTCTTCAGGCTTGTTGTAGTCATCCAGACAAACGAAGCCGGAAAAGTCCGGGCCGGGATAGCCAGCGCGGCCACCGGTGATCTGACCACCGCTGGAGCGGGAAACTGTCTGGCCGACAGTGCGGCCTAACTTATTGACGACCTCCCACTCTTCCGCCTGATTCACACCAAATCGACAGGGCCAGAGCGACTGATATTCCGCGCTGGCGATGATGTCACGCGTGCGGCGGCTGTTGCGCTTAACGAGCGTATCAGCAAACGAGATATTGAGATTTCGAAAGCGGCGCAGTTTGCCGGTTTGCACCAGCATGTTTATGTAAGCTGGCAGGTGCACAGACACGAATTCAGTTTTCGTGCCGCCGGGCGGTACGTTGATGATCAGGTTTCTGGGCTGGAGTCTACCAGCCACCAGGTCATCAATTTTGCTGGCCATCATTTTGTGATGCCAGTTCACCAACAGGCGATCACCTTGTAACGCCTCAAACCAAATCCGGGTGAAGTTGAGAAACGATTTTTCTGACTTGGATTTCAGAGCCACCCGTGCCGGGAAATCCAGATTTTCCCATTCGAGTAAGCCGCTCATACTCCAGTCCTATTTTTTGTCGATTCTTGGACTTTTTAACATAATGGCTGTTTTACGCACCGACGAAATAGCACTCGCCGTGAAAACTGGCTGAACACGGTAAAAGTGCGTGTTTTTCTGCCGAAAATGGCAATTATTTGACAGCAACATTTTTATAACAAAATGCCGCTATTGGGTTTCGGTTAAAACAGGTTGTGAAACCGATGTTTTTACCAGTTTTCGTCAATCAAGGTCGGGAAGTCGCTTTTCCAGTTCGGCCTGGGCTTTTGCGTAATCCTCCGGTGAATAGTTCACCTGGTTTACCGGGCCGCCATCCTTTCCAGTTACTTCAACCTTTTGCTTATTTGAGTACGCGTCGCCAACTTCTTTTGCCGCCTGTTCCATCAGCGATGCCGTGAGGGCTATGTTTTTCATGCTCTCAGCCCTCGTCGCCATGCGGTTAAGAACTCGTAAGCGGTAAGCTTTGTTTGCTATCGGAATGTCGCTGATTTCGGTTTGAAAGCGCTCACGTGTCGCATTAAAGAGATCCACCCACTTTTTACTCAGGCTCTTTGCCATCGCGTTAGAAGGGTCGTAAGCGGATACCTGCTGGCGACTGATTGTCAGCCTGAATTCCTCTTTTACAAGCTCGATTATTTTTGCCGGGGATTCATAGCAAGCAAGTGACTGGACTATGAAGGCTTTAACCTCGGTTGGTAAAGCTGCCACTGGTCGCCTCCATGACAAAGAGAATAAAAGTTATGCCAGCCTCAACATGCACGTTCCACACGCTCTGGCAACATCTAGGTGAGCGACCTCCGCTGGCTTGTTTGCCGCATCAACCAGTTCTTGCACCTCGCGGCTGGCACCGTAGCGACGAACCACGCCGACAAACTCTTCAACATCGTGGCCGCGCAGTTTTAGAACCGGCTGGCCTTCTTTGTTAAATTTCGGCGCGCCAAATTGATCGGTGGCCTGCGCGATATGATAGAGCTCATGCTCAACCAGCGCGCAGAAATCCAAATCAGAGCACTCGGCGCAATAATCAGCCGCCAGCGTGATGATAAATTGCGGCACCCGGCCAAACCATTCATACATCTGCTGTTCCATTCTGGCTTTTTGCCAGCCGCCGGCGCGCATCATCACCTCTTCACACTGGCCGAGGACTACGCGCCCCTTTTTCTCAAATGCGCTTGAGGCCCACATAAACGCTATATCTGCTTCTGCCAGATGCTCGTGATCGGGGTTATGCAAATAACCGGACTCGCTGATGATGATTTCATTTATCCAGTCGTGAATGTCGTTTGCCGGAGTTAACCGCGTGCACGGATACGGGTCGGCTGGCATGATGAATGCCTGCGGTGCACATGGCCTTTTTGCCGATGAATCACTCATAACAGAATTTTCCGCTACCTCGTTAAATACAACGCCGGGGATATATGAAACGCCCACAAACAAAAACCTATATAAAACTCTGTCAATGCCACCAATCAGGCAGCATTTGCAGAATTTTATAAAATCACTTTTTGTCGGGCAGAGCCGCGCCCAAAACGCCAGCGGCGGTGATGCCAGCTGAAATGACAAGCGCCTGTGTATCCGCCCCCAATTGCACGCCGAATACGCCCGCCACGAATAAAATGATGCCGCGCCACGTGCTCGGCTCTTTCAGTCTTTCGATGATGTAGTTCATGTGTTCCTCTCTTGTTTGTTAACTCTTGAGTGCCTGCATTGCCCGTGCGTACCGTGCGCGCCTGTCATCCAGGCCATTACGTCCGCCGTTGATAATCAGCGTCACCCGCTCGATATCACCTGTGTATTTCAGACAGCCGCGTGATGCAAAAAACCAAGCCGCGGACAGTGCGGCGTATTCGGGTTGCTCCAGCAGTTCTGGATTTGCAACAAGGTCAACGCCCAGCGCTTTACCACATTCGAGATAGTTCGACAGGAATGTGATTTGGATTAACCCGCGCCCCCGGAATTTCCAACCATCGCTGGGACCGGTGTTGCCGTTACGCTTGTAGTAGACGAGGTTTGCTATCGCTGTTTGTCGCGCCAGCGGCACGGATTTTTCACCCAACTGCCTGCCGAGTTGCTTTGCTTGCCCCATCCCCAACCGGTTAGGAACGAATGTCTGGATTAGTGCCTGCACTGAGTAGTTGAACGACTCCACCAGCGCGGTAAAACCGCCAGATTCATGCGCGGTTTGGGCGATAAACATCGCTACATCGTCGGTCTTTGTAATGCTGAATTTTTGCATTGCCGCAGTGACGTGCGGATACCAGACAGCAGCAAGCGCGGCGCTTATACCAGTCGCCGCCTGAAATTGCTTTTGATTCATATTCTTCTCGACAGGAGTTTCGCAGCGTTGCCGCGGGCGCGGAGCACCAGCGCAGCAATAACGATGTTGGCGATCAGCGTGATCGGGGTTGTGTCGCGGTACTGACCGAACACCCAACTGATCGGGATAAATCCGTATGCCAGCACAAGACCATAAGCAAGCCAGCTGGCCCATGCACAATGTTGCGCGCCAGCCTTACGAAAAAACATCAATCGAAGTGCGACAACGGCGCAGACAACAATGTTAATCATCGTGATTGGTTCGTTAGCCATTGCCTGACCCTCCACCACGAAACCGAGACAACCAACTGGTGATTGACTGGCTGTTGAGCCATGCGAGCGCCTTGATAGCCAGCGCAGAAACGAGGACGGCGGCCAGCGGTGCCAGCGCCTGCTTTTCATAACCAGTTAGTGCGGTAATGCGGTCCCCGGCAAAATCAGCGCCGAGCACCCCGGTGATAAACGACGTCAAAAAATAACAGCCGCGGCGAAGTAACGGGACGTCTGCCGCCGTGGCGACGTAATACACAGCGCCAGCAAACGCGCCGAATACGACCCCGTAATCAGTTTGTGTTGCTATGCCGAAAATCGTAGCGCCGGTTAGCGCAGTAGCGACAGCCGAGCCCGTGGCCGGATCTGACATATGCCCCCCTGTTTGTTGTCCTCCATGACAGAGGGCGAAAAAAAAGCCCCGGCGATTGCCGAGGCTGTGAATTCGTTTTCGATTGTTCAGAAACGCAAAAACCCGCTCAGTGGCGGGTTTCATTGTGTACGCATATACGTGTTGCATCGTATCTAATGCTATTGGCTCGGTGGCTCAATGTCAACACTATTTAATCCCTAGCGACCGCCAGAGATTATTTAACTCAATTCTGGCCTTGATACTATTTTCCAGCGGGTCACTCCCGCTGTTTTTAATCACACGCCTGGCGACGTGCTTATCGATGTAACCAAGCAAATCAATTTCTCTTGTGCCTGAAATAACGCCAGCGCTTCTGGTCGGCGCATACCAGGGCGGAATTATGTCGCAAGAATCGTATCCGGTATCATCAAAGTGACGACCAGAAATTGCCTTTTCCAGCAGGGCCTTTGCGTCAGCCTCGCAACCGAACGACTGAATGAACCCGTCGATGGCTAAAACCCAGCGGGATGTGTCGTTGGTCGTCGCAAACATATTGATTTTATTTTTCATACTGTAGCTCCTGAGCTAATGGGTGGCCCCATAGCCTGCCCTATGTAAGTCATTGTGCCTAAATTTAGGCACAATGTCAAGGGGTTTTTGTTAATCGTTCGGCTATAGCTGAAAGTTGTTTCTCTCTGCGTCGGCATAGTGCAGCCACATCTGCGCGAATGCCGATGGGTATTGGCCTCTCGCCTGAAATCCAGTGTCTTATTCTGCGTGAATCAACGGCGAGGTCTCTCGCCAAGGCTGATTGCCACTGCTGACCATACAGCGCCTCGCCAGCGACCTCTAATTCATCAGCGGAGAGCGGGAGGTTGGACAATAAACCGGCATTGCTTTGTTGGTGATAATAGCCAAGCCAAAAATCCCCATCCGGCGCTGAGAATTTCTCAGGCCATTTAGCTGGCGCTGGCAGTGCTGACAAAATTTCTTCGACCGCAGGAGAGTGAGATGCCTTTGTCTTTGTGATTTCGGCGATCATTAGCATGGGCCGACCCATCAAGTTTAAAAAATTTTGCGGGGGAAGTTCGCCTGCGCTTGCCCACGCCATGCGTGCAGCACGTCCTATCTCATAATGTATATTCATTTTTTTCCTCTTATAAAACATTATAGACGAATGCTTTTTTGATATCCGTCAGAAAAGCAACCCCAGCAGATGCTGAGTTACCAAGTTTGCAAATCATTTGCCAGCAATCAGACGAAATAATCCAGGTCTTGTTTGCGGAGTTAAATTTTCCGCCTTGTTTTTTCAGCAAGTCGCGAATGCCAAATGCTCCACCTAACTCAAATCTCTTTGCCGGAGACTTGATCGCTGTCCAAATGTTTTTTAATGCTAAGGAGAAAGCAATTCGATAATCACCAACAGAAGAAACTGTTTCTTTAGCGATTCTGTGAGCAATTTTGAAGGTGTTGACTTTCATCTTTGTTAGCTCCTGAGCTAATGGGTGGCCCCATAGCCTGCCCTATGTAAGTCATTGTGCCTAAATTTAGGCACAATGTCAAGGGGTTTTGTTTCGCACAAAATAAAAACCCCGCCGGGCGGGGTGTGCTGGGTTGTCATGGGTTTATATGTTTTCTTCATCCAGAATCTCAACAATTTTCCCGGCTTTTTCTATCGGGTTGCCATTCTCATCGCGCAAGTGGACATTAAGAGTCTCTCCGATAAAATCGTTCAGGTCTCCGTCGACTGTATCTTCATTAACTGTACCAACGGTGTCATCATCCAGCAAAACTGTCCATTTTTTCATGATGTAGCCCTTATTTATGATTAAGTGTGTGTCGCCTTGTCTTGATGACTTCAATATAACCACTTATTGGTTATGCGTCAACACTTCTTTGCATTATTTTTTGACGGGATCTCTCTTCTTACAGTGCAGAGATATGCCCTTCCATCCTCAATGTGAACTATCATTTCTGATTTTAGCCACTTGGTTACTTTTTGCGGCAGCTCGCCCATGTGCCGAGCGAATTCTGCCCGGCTGCCGCCAAAATTCTGATCGATGTAATCTGCCAGTCTCATAGCTCGATACCAACTTCAAACTGATTTTCTGATTTTGTACTGAGCATAAACAGATCAACATCACGCAAATCAAAAGGTATTCCAACCGGCTGAGCGTAAGAAATAAACTCGGCCAGCTTTACACGAAAATTTCTTGACTTATCAAAAATAGCTCTGGTTCCGTCCAGCTCGCAGAGCGGATCATTTTCTAGCGCTTTAATTGCAGCAATCCCGATTTTTGTGTATTCAGCTATATCTAACGCATGGCGATTAATGTATTCGCTCGTCACGAAATCACAGGCGTCTTCTGGAATCAGAAATTTAAATTTATTCTCTTTTGATTTTACAAGGACATATTTCATTTTTCTTTATCCACAAAATATGATGAATATTTTTTAATATCGCTGCCTCTTAATGAATCCGGGTACATTCTATTTTCAAAAAATTTAGGGTATTTTTTTGACAATTCATGCCACCTATCTTTCATTTCGGCATGAATGTACTCACCTTTATTTACTTTCTTGATACAGTTGTTAATAAAAACCAGAACGCTATCAGGTGGGACGTCAACAATATCAACAACCTGTTCGCTATGCTTTACCGTCACCACTTTTGGAGATTCGAGTCTTTCTTGCCACTCGGTCATCGCCATTTTTATGAGTTCAGCAAGAGCATGGTCTGAGAATTTTTTTATTTGTATGCTCTCTATCGTTCTTATTGTTTCCATTTCAATCACCACTTGTTTTAATGTATAAATTTAAACTACTTGAACAAATCAACAAGCAATGCTCTGACTTTTTCGTCAGCTACTTTGCGTGCCATGAGCGCGGCATGATCGCAATCACTTGCCCTGCCTCCGTAAGCCGCGTCCCGAACATTGCACAGCGCCGTTCTTACAGAGCAGCATGAGTGATAAATATCAAGCGCATCATCTCCATAAAGACGGCGCGCCTCATGATTGGTCTTCCACACGCAGTCTGCGCTATCCCGTAATGCCGCTACGCTACCGATCAAAAACTCAACATCGAATAAATCAGGATTTGGGTTAGTCAGCGTATCTACGATGCGATCGTAGTCATCACCCGGCAAATAAGGTTTCAAAATTCCAATAACGGTTAGAGCGCAGTCACTAGAGAACCTGACAAGAGGGGCCATGGGCATTTTTCTACAAGCGATATAAACGAGGTCGCCAAATGTCCTTTCCAACCCGAGAAGATCGGCAACATCCGCCAACTCTGGCTGTTCTGGATCGTCGATGAATTGACGCAACCCTTCCCAATGCGTACCCCACTGACTTATCTCTTTCTTCGATATCAACATACCCCCCTACATCATCGGTTTCATTAATTTTTTGTGTGCCATTCTTTCAACTGGCTGCCTTTATGGAAATTAACATCTTTCAGAGAATCGATAATCTGACGAGCGTTTTTCATTTTATTGATTTTGCAGATAGCTTCTTTTGCTGCATTAGCGAAAGCGGTAGCACCAGCATCTACAGCAACACGAATACCGTGGTTCAGGACAAAGAGCGCGTTGGTTGCAAGGTCTGCTGCATATTTCTTCTGCTTCCAAGATGCAGCATTAATGCGGGCGATGATGTAAGCCTTTTTCAAGCAGCTTGAAATGTACTGGCGAGATTTTCCGCCGTGATTCATCCTTGCGGCATGAGCCATAGTCCAAGCCATTTTGAAAATATCTGATTTAGTCATCGCCGTACCCTCAATCTCGTTTCGATGACTTAAATATAACCACTAAGTGGTTATTTGTCAATATGGAGAGTGATTTATTTTTCTCTGCGCATTCAACCGATCTCGCTCCGCCAGCGCCTCTATCAGCCGCAGATAAACCAGCATTTCCGCCGACTCTATCATCGCCAGCGACTCTCTGCGGCACGTTGATATCGACGGCGCGTCTATGCGTCTGTGCGCCGATTCACGGCGTGACATCAGACATTTGACCGGGTCGTTTTTAGCTGCGGCGCTATCATCACCAATCGTGAGCGCGTCGCGATAAACCCGCGCCAGATGCCTGTCGCTGCTGCCGTACACGTACCGGCAAAAAATCAACACCCAGGCGGTGCGGCTAGTTGCATACAGCTCGTCCCAAATAGCACTAATCAGCCTGCCGTCTTCATCGCTGCACATCGGCCTTGACGGGTATTCAGCCGGGCGCATCCGGGCCATGAATTGTGAAATAATGCTGGTCTGACGGCGATCCAATCGCCCGGAGTACACCCACGCGCCGAACTGATCCAAAATCGGCTGGAGCCAGTACTTTTGCTCTTGCGTTAATTTTAGTTCGTCCGTCACGCGCCAGCCCTCCCCAGCGTTTTTTGATAATTTCGCAGGATCCGGTAGTCAATAACTACTGACCCAGCGTAGCGGTATATGCGCAGGCGGCACCAGCGGAGACGGAGCGTTTCAATAAAATTCTGTTTCATTCGTCAAACCCCCAAAGATTCCACATCGCCTTGGTTTTTCTTCTTATTCGCATAGCTGCTTTATGCGTCTTAATGGCCTTCATTGCTGAATAGTGTCCGTATAGCCACAAAACCCTGGCCGCAGCACACAACCACACTGCACCGAAAAGGATCGAGCTAATAAGGCCAACAAATGCGAGTAAATAAATTACGTATTGATCATTCATCACACTGCCTCCTGCTGATACTTTTCGAACCAGAACACCACTGGAGCTGGCGTGAGCTGCAACTGGCCGAATCGCTCAGCTGTGCGGAAATTGACGCTGTATGCCCGTGCTCGCTCGGTCTGTCGCTCAATTTCGCTGCGGAACATCTCGACGCTGAATGTCGACTTAAACAGATTGCAGGGAGCGCAAGCTGGGAATAAGTTATCTAGCACGTCGTTTTCCGGCCTAAAATGCTCACCAGTGGCAACAATTCGGCGCATTCCGTTTGTCTGACGTGGACCAAATTCCAGCTTACGGAACACGGCTTCAACATGATCAGCGTGCCAGCCTTTTTCCGGTAATTCGCAGCCGCAATACGCGCACTTGCCGCCGAACTTCATGCGAAGATCTTCGCGCTGTTTTTTCGATAACTTCATGCCGCCTCCTGCTTTTTCAGTTCACGCAGTTTTGACCGATAGGTATCGCGGATCCGGATATAATCGTCGCGGGTCCACCGGGGTAATTCATGCGGACCCATCAGAGCGTCAAATCGGGCTTGACCGATTTTGGCGATCAGCGCCGGGCGATATTCCGAAAGGTTTCCAGATAGATGGTTGTTGCACGGTGCGCACTGCTTGTGGCAATTGTCCTCGTTGAACCGGAGTTCAGGATTTGCGCCGGTCGTGCGGAAATGTCCGGCATGATACTGGCCGTCGTGATGACGTCCGCAGCTGATGCATGGCAAATGCCGGTCCCGGTAACGGATGAATTCGTTAAATGCTTGCTGGGCCTGCTTGATGAAATGGCTTAGTGGCTTAACTGCTTGGAGGCGTGCGGCCTGCTGTTTTCGCTCCTGCTTGTCGTTCTCTCTGCGCTCTTTTTCCATCCTTGCGCGGGCCTTTTCTCGCTCCTTCTCCTGTTTTTCCTTGCCGTGCGCGATGGCGCAGGCAATGGCGCACACAGTCTGGCCGTTGCGGGCGGGAATGAACCATTCACGACAGTGCAGGCATTTACGGCGCGATTGCTTTTTCATGCTGCGTACTCCAGCAACTGAGCGGCCGCGTTTTCTGCGGCTTGCTTCGTAGGAAATGTGCGGTACAGCATGTAGTTCCAGAGGACGTTTAGCGCGGATTTGTACAGCTCGGAAAAAGTGAGGTCGTCCATTTTTGCGAACGAAATGGATTTTGGCTCTCTGCGTAGGGTGCCATCGGGCATATGGAACGTAACATAAAAACCTGCTTCCATTGTGACCCAGCCGCGAAATACCTCAAACGATTTAACCGCTGAAATATTTTCTGCGCGCCTCTCAGCCATGTCGTTCAGATACTGCTCGGCCAGCTCCTGTAGAGTTGATTCGTGGCCTGCGTAATACGCAACCCATTTAACGAACCCGTTGACGAGTGACCTGTCTGACGGTGAGATAGCCCCGCCTGATGGCTGCCAGTATTCAAAGCCGAGATTCAGGAGTGAAAAGAATTTTCTGTGAAATGCCGCGTTTCTCGCCTTCTTAAAGTCGGCATAAATCACTGCGCCGACAGAAAGCCGGTTCAGGTAGTCGCGGGTGTCAGGTGTAGACGGAACAAGTATCCCGCCCGGAGATTTTACTAATGATAACTGCGCCATCGTTCATCCTCGTGATAGCGCAGTAATTTGGGTTGCCGGGTGTTCAGTCCGGCGCATTAATTATACGGCTTGTTCCCAGAATTTACAATTGTGTATCCAGCAAGTTCAGCGATATCAAGTAGCGCCGACAGGCTTGCTACATGCTCGTTATCATCAACTATTCTAACGCTAACTATCTTTCCGTGTTCTATCGTTATTAGCGCCCTGCCGCCTGGGAGTCCATTGATTACAGACTCAATATCAGACATAACCCCTCACATCAGACCAACCACGGATACTGTATATAAAAACAGTGTTTAGTTAAATACTCAAGCGCGTCTTAACGTCTTTTATCATACGCGTATAATTACATGAGTTATTATACGAAATTGCATTAAATCATTTATGTTTTTTATTAATTGTTTTTTATAATGAGTTTTTCAAATAAAAAGGGGCTTAATCGCCCCATTTTTACGCTTAACAGTTTTTTATATTGATATCTTCATTTCTTGCCATCCGCGAGTGTTCCAGCATTCAGCATCCCCGGAAAGGCAGCAATCACTGACAGGTAGCTGGTCACCGCACTTTTTGCATTTCATGCGGCTAATCGATTTGATACGCAGCTTCACACGCGCATCATCCTGACGGATCAGCATTTGAATGTACTCGTCCATATCGTACGGCTCACGACCCGGGCGCCGGGCAGCGCAATTCCGCTGCAGCATCTCAAGTTCATCGGCGTCAAGATTCAGTTCGATTTTATGAATACCTGCCGCCCTCTTCCGCTCGCGCTCTGCGCGTTTGCGGGCTGCTGCCCGCTCACGTGTATCCTTCATGCGGCTATCTCCCTCGTGCAATACTCCGGCAGGTTTGCGCGCACCAGCGCGCGCGCGACCGGTGGGCATACGGCGTTGCCGCATCGCGCCACCTGATCCGCTTTTGATATGACGTTGCCGTCCGCGTCCCTGTCGATGATGTAGTCCGGCGGAAACCCGTTGGCGTTGTACAGCTCGCGTGGTTCAAGCATACGCATACAGATGTCGACGATAACGTATTCGCCGACAGACAGATATTGCCGGCGTGGCGCCGGGAGCGGGCGGGAATCGTCATCTGCATCGCTAAATTTATCGAACAGCCTAGCGCACCACCACGCGCCGTATCGCTGGTCATCAGTTAGCGGCTTAGGCTCGCACTGAACTGACGTCAGGCCAAACCGGTCGCGAGTCGGGATGGTATGCATTGGCTCATCAACGGCGATCCCGTCCCTCTCATTCCCGTAATATTTGGTCAGGAACGCGCGCACCTCGCCGACATGATTTCCGCCGGCCGTCACTGTCGGCATCGGTTCATCGACTGCCTGACCATCCCGGCATGTCCCCCTGAGTTTTACCAGGTGTGAGGTTGTCAGGGTGTGGTGATCAGTGGTGGTGATCGTGTGTAGTGGTTCATCCACCCCAACCCCGGCACCCGAATAATTGCCGCCGTAGTGCTTGATCAGGTTTGCCGAAACCAGTGCGGTATGTGATTCGGTGGTCAGCGTGATTGCCGGCGAGTTGATATCCCGCGGCTTGCCCGAGTATGCCGGGCCGCCAGCACCCACAAGCACGGCGGATGCCACCTGCGTTTTACCTCCACCACCCGGCATGATTGTACCGACGGGGTGATCGGGGCGCTGGGCGTTGCTATTACCGAACTGACGGACAACTACCGGCGCGGCCACGGAAAAACCGTGCGTTTTCGTGATGGTTTGCAGTGGCTGGCGCATTGATAGCCCCCTGAAGTAATCGTATTTTGTTTTTGTGCTGGTGTGATTTGCTTTGACGACGAACGGCTCGATCAGGCAATGCTCGGCCTTGCTGGTGATCGTTGTTAATGGCTGTTCGCAGGAATACTGCATACCGTTTCCGCCGAACCCTGTTTGACCGATCCGGACAATGTACGGGTTGGGGTTGTCGATAACGAATCGCTGCAGCCCGCGGACAATGCGCCGCAATGTATTGTCAGCCAGGTCTTTCTTTCGGCCAAAAATGCTTCTCGTTGGAATACTCCAGTCTATGCATTCCGCCGCGGTGCGCCACGGTTTGATCAACCCATTAATCACTGGTGCTGCCATTGGGTCGCCGTGCGTCGGCTCTGGCCACTGAACCGGCTTACCGTCGCAGCGAGCGACAACAAAAAGGCGTTTCCTGATTGTCGGCGTGCCGTGATCTGACGCGCGAAGCTCTTTATGAGCCACGTGGTACCCCAGGCCGGCGATCAATCTTTTCACTTCATCGCCGTCGCGTGGGATTTTCAAGAACTCGCACGCCTCGTCAATCGCTGGGTGATCGTGTGGGACGCCGGCGCTTAGCATTCCGATAAAACCCTGGAATGTTTCACCTCTGCGGGCGGGGTCTGGGTACAGATGGCCTTTTTTATCGGCGATTAATGGCCCCCAGGTTCTGAACTCCTCCACGTTCTCCATCATCAACTCGCGCGGGCGCACGGCCAGCGCCCAGCGCAGAACTACCCAAGCCAGTCCCCGAATTTCTTTTTTAACGGGTGTGCCACCCTTGGCCTTTGAAAAATGACGGCAATCAGGCGAAAACCAGCCCAAAAGTACCGGCAGTCCGCCGGTGGAAACTACAGGGTCAATGCTGAAAATATCTTCTGGATAGTGAAGCGTACGCGGATGATTCATCGCGTGCATAGCCATAGCCACTGGATTGTGATTCATCGCTATGTGCGGCTCGAATCCCAGCGCCTGCTTAATACCCTCACAACTGCCACCGCCGCCAGCAAATCCAACGACGACCAGCCCGTTTTCTGCATCCGGGCGAGCAATCTCTATCTGCTGACGACGCGCCAGCATGTGGGCTGTGCGCTGAATGTCGGCGGGGTTTTCGCGACGCAAAAACATTGCATTCATGCGAGTTAGGAGCGCCTCGCGGCGCTCATTGTTCATTGGGTGTGCGGGGATTACTGATGATGCGCACTGTAAAACCTCGGTGGGCCAAATACTCATGCCTTATCCCCTTCAATCTGGGGAATCGGCCGAACCCAGAAACAAACTGGGCCATCATCCGTGTCGTGGATTGATGCTATAAACCATCCATCCCCATCGGGTCGTGTAGGCTTCCAGGTGCTGACATTGCAGCTGCCGTCAATAAAATAGTGGGCTGCAGCGTCTTTATTGTCTGAATCATATTCAAGCTCTATATATGTGTATTCGAGGTTTTTTTGCGCCAGCAGTGCGTTCAGTTCGTCTCGCGGCATACCCTCACGTTCGCCGAAAAGCGCACTCCACGCAGGGTGCGACCAGTAGCCGCTTTCGTCACGCTCCACTGGTATTTCGACCAATTCGATCGGGTGCTCGGAATGGTCAGCGCCAGCCTCCTTAATGTGCAGACGCGGCTCGCCATCTTTTGGCTCGGGCCACTGACGCGCCATATTCACCTTCAGCTTTTCTTCCATCGCTGCTGTGATTTCACCATCGCAGATACCGGCACGGCGCTGGGCATCCCAGAGCAGGAACTGCATATCAGCCCACTCGCTGAGGTCTTCAGGCTCCGCCGCTGCTTCCAGTGCTTCTTTGCTGAGATGTCTTAGCGGGCCAACAGGACCAACATCACCGAACAGAGCCTGTGACCACGCCGCATGGCGCTGACGGATGAGATTGCGCAACTGCAAGGATGAACCAGTTTCTTCCGGCACCTCTGGTGATGGTGTTGGCTTTCTGATGAAAATCTGACCGCGTGGGCCGCTGGCAAGCTCGCTATCCGTTATGACCGGCTCTTGCTGCGCCTGACACAGCACATCCCAGTCTGCGATAGTCAGAATTGCAGCATCGATTGCGCCGTTCCACGACTCTGCGACATCATCAGTAACGCGCCCATGAGCGAGCGTTTTGCACGTCCAGCCGTTCGGTTCAGCGCGTGTGTATTTCAGCTCTTCCAGCTGAGCAGTAATTTTTTCTGTCGATGCCGGATTGCGTAACGCGTGATTTTCCTCACCCAGTTCTTTTGCTGTACGGCGGGCGCGATTCATCGCCTCGGTGAGTTCCCGTATATCGGATTTCAGACGTTCAATTTCATTGCTCTGCCGCTCAATTTCACCTGCGGCGTAACTCAGTACCCGGCGTTCGTCGGTTGATGCTGCTTTGACTGCTGCGGATCTAATGGCGTCGGTCAGCGCCTCTTTTGTCAGTTCTGTCATTTGGTTTTGCCTTATTTTTTGAGGTATTCCCGCCAGTAGTTCAGGCGGCGTTTAAAGTGTTCCTGGCGCTGCTCCGCAACGCGGCCTATTTCTGCTTCCACCTGGTGACGGTCGGTCTTGCCGTCGATCAGGGCGTGAATCAGTTGATTGGCCCGCAGGTCCAGCCATTCCATTTCCCTGCATTCAGCGGGCCATAATCCGCGGTTGTGTGGCAGCCCATCAGGTAGATAATCGGACTGTCTCGTCATTTGCCGCTGGCCTTCTTCGAGCGCTGCAGATAAACGGGGTCTACGTTGCTGAGCCGGTATTCGGTGATGCCGACATCGCGGCTTTCGATATCAACGCTGGGGCTTTTCATCATCGAGCTGATGCGCACGGCCAGCGCGCGACGGCTTATCGTGTGCTCAGGGTGTTGGGTCGTGATGATTTTCAGTATTGCGTCGCAGCTGAGCCAGCGGCCAGACATCACTGCGATCAGTGATTCCAGCGGCAGCGTGTTTGCATAGCGATACTGCGTAGATTCGGTCTTGCGGCGCGGCTGGGATTTGGGGGCCAGCTCGCGCGGCTTGACGACGGGGATCGGCCGGGGGCGTGGAACATATACGGAGCGGCTGACGGCGCGGGCGCGCCAGTTCATTTGCCACAAAATAACGGCGGTGTGATCGCAGCCGTCATCAATCATGCCGGCGCGCTTTGCGAAAACAACTTCAGTTTTGTTGGTGGTCATTGGTTTTGCCTTATTTTTGGGTTGGCGCTGGTCAGGCGCGGTTTAAGTTTAAAAAGGTTGAATCGGCTCTTTTTTGCTGTACCGCCGCTCGCGGTGCTGCGGTGCTGCTGATTGCGATTTTCTCTGTGCGATATCCTCCGGCGTTGTGTCTACGAAATACCCGTCTCGCAGCAGCGTGTATGCTGTGCCGGACGGCCCCTCGCGGTTCATCCGCAATATCAATTCGGTCAGTTGGGGGTCTGCGTTCTCGTTATAGACCGAGTCGCGATACAGCCCGATCCATACGTCACAGTCTTGCTCAATTTGCCCCGTGTCGCGGCTGTCTGACGGCAGCGGTCGTTTATCTGCACGCTGTTCAAGCGCGCGGTTAAGCTGGGTCAGCAGCAGTACAACGCAGTCCAGTTCTTTCGCCAGCGCTTTGAGCCCCTTCGTGATCTCGCCGTAGCTGATATCCCGACGCTCTGCCTGCTCACCCCTCATCAGCGTTAGATAGTCGACGGCGACCAGCCCGACAGAGCCGCGCTGGCGCTTTATCCGGCGGCTCTCGCTGACAATGTGCGCCAGCGATACCGACGGGGTGTCGTCGAGCATCAGGTTTGTTTCCGCCAGCTCCTGGGCCTTCGCCATCGCGCGGGCCATATCCATCTCATCTGTCGCGCCGGTATAAAAAATTTCTGATTTAACCCCGGACTCCTGGCTGACCAGTCGCTCAACAATGCCACGCGCGGTCACCTCCAGCGAAAACGCCAGGGTCGGAAGCCGGTGATTCAGCGCAAAGTGGCCGATCACCCTGTTGTAGAATGCGGTTTTACCCATTTTGGGTCGCGCGCCGGCTACAACCAGTGCGCCGCGCAGGGCATATTTGGGCGCCATAATTTCGTCCAGACCGGAAACACCCAGCGTCAGCCCCCCGGCGTTTGGGTCTGTGTATCGCCGATCGACATCGTCCATCCACTCAGCCAGCACGTCGGCGAACGGCCGCAGGCCGCCGCGCTTTCCGCTTGTCGCGTGCTCGAATGTCTGGCCCATGATCCGTTGAATTGACGCCAATTTTTCGTCAACCGGCTGCCCGTCACCCGCCATTATGATTTCGGTGCAGGCGATCAGTTGGCGCTGTGTGTATCGCGCTATCGCGTTGTCGCGAACGATGCGCGCATATGCCGCCGTGTTTGCAGCGGCCGGCACTCGGCATATTTCGACGAGATAGCCAAACCCCCCCACCAGTTCAATATCGCCGCTGGCCGTCAACTCAGCTGACAGCGTAACCGCATCGGTTGGTCGGTCTGTTTTTGCGAGTGACAGCAGGCTGCGGTAAATGCACTGGTGAGCCCGGGAGTAAAACGACTCCGGTTTGAGCATCGCCATTACCGCTGCGCGTCGCTCTTCGTCATCGTTCAGCATTAGGCCGCCTAACACAGCCTGCTCAGCATTGAGATCATGCGGCGGTAAAAAATCAGCCATGTTGCCCCGTCCTGTAACTATCCCAGTCAAACACCAGTACCGCCGAGCTCTCCATCACCCGGTCCATCGCCCGGTAACCCAAAAAACCATCCATTTCATCGCGTGTGTAATTGCTGATCAGGATATTGGGTAACATGCGTTCGTAGCGAGTATTGATGACCTCGGACACCAACAGGCGCTCTGAGTCTGTACCGTGCTGCATACCGACTTCATCGATAACCAGAAGGTCTTTTTCGCAATAAAAACTGAGCACATCATATTCAGTCCTGTCGCTGCCCTGGCGCCACGAATCACGCATTGCACGGATGATTCGCTGGGCTGTCGTCATGTACGTGTCTACGTCGTGCTGCTCAATCAGAGCACGCATAATCGCTGCGGCCAGGTGTGTTTTTCCGGTGCCCGGGCGCCCGGTCATCACCAGACTCGATCCGTTTTCGTAAATCTGTTCCCACTCGCTGATGAACTGGCGGCAAACCGACAAATTTTTTTCCGCCTGCTCGTTGGCAGGGATGAAATTTTCCAGTGTTGAGCGAACGAATCGCCGCCCCACCCCGCACTCTGCGGACAGAATTTCAGTAATTTCGGTAGTGGTTGTCATCGCGATTCACCCCTGAATTTCCAGTTAACTCCGCCCTGATACTGGCGGGCCAGCATGTCTTGCGTTGTGTCCGCTGGTTTCTGCTGGCGCGGTGCTGATGCTGGTGTGGTCGATACCTCCCAACTGTTTTCAAACTCCTTTCCGGTGCCATAAAACCGCTGCGCCTGCATGACATACGGCGTGCCAACCTGCCCTTTTGCTGCGCAGAACGCGGCGTAACGCCGAGTGCCCGCCAGTAGGTCATCAGGGCTTGCGCCGTCTTTGACGCGGGCCTGAAAGTGCTTGAATGCGTGGTTTTTTGGGTTTGATCCCTCACGTTTTGGATAAGCCTTCCAGCACAACTCAAACTGCTCTGAATAATTTCCGTCTCGCGCACCATGTGTTTTAGGTTCAATGACTGGTTCATTGACTGGTTCAGAAGAGTGATAGGTTCTGGTGCTTTTTGACGGCACAGGGGCTGTGCTTTTTGGCGGCACAGGGGTGGCACATGGCGACACACCTGTGTTTTCTGGCGGCACAGGGGCTGTGCTTTTTGGCGGCACAGGGGTGGCACATGGCGACACACCTGTGTTTTCTGGCGGCACAGGGGCTATGCTTTTTGGCGGCACAGGGTTATCGAGCGTGAGATAGTAAACGTTCGACTTGTTCCCCTTCCCGCTGTTTTCACCGATTCGATTTTCCTTTGAAATAAAACCCATATCTATCAATGCGGTGATGTGGGCTTTCACCGCGCTTTTGCTGCATTCGCACTGATCGGCCACGTGCTGGTATGACGGCCAGCACTCGCCTTTGTCATTCGCGTTATCTGCGAGTTTAATCAGGACCAGCTTTCGTAGCGGGTTACCCACCTTGCAGCTCATGGCCTTTGCCATTAATTGCATACTCACGTCACACCCCCAGCGCCTCAGCGATAGCTCGGCACGCTGCTTGATACTGATCCGGCGTTAGGTTTTCGCTGCACAACTCAGCCTTACGCTGTTCGTACTGCTCCCATGCTGAGCGCGCAGACTCACGGCGCTCCTCGAAAATTGGCGCGATATCTGCGATATGCGCCGGGTTACCGTTTAGCCTGAACCCGTTACAATATGTGATGGTGGTCATTGGTTTTGCCTCAAAACATTTGGCCTTTTACAGACCTGGTCTTATTTTTCCGCCCGTACCGGATAATCAGTCGGGCCTGATCCAGACAATCATCAAAAATGCTTCTTCGCTTACTGGATGGCTTTGAGGACCGGCGGTAATACGCGATGGCCTCTACCCCCCCTGAGCTGCCTGCCCCGCTGAAAATCCCTCTGCTCGCAGGGATTCAACGACGTGCTTTCTGATAAAATCCTCTGGTGTCATTGGTTTTGCCTCGGGTTAAACGGCGGTCAGCCGTTGTTGTAGTACCGGCGCTACAGCTGCTATTGCTGCGTTTGCCGTTGCTAGTCGCTGTGACATGTCACAATCACCCAGCAATATGGCGATCACGGCTTCAAAAAATTCACGGATAGCAATTGCCACCAGATACATCGCGCTTGATTCAAGTCGCGCTCGGCGTTCCGCTGGTAATGCCCGTTTTATTGCTGGCTCCAGCGCCTGAATTTTTCTGTCAGCTGCCCGCGTGTCGCTACGCAACCACCTAAAAATCTGCTGCCGGTTGTTGTTGATGGCCCGCCAGACGTCGCCACACTCGATATCGTGCAACTTAATGCCCGGATGACCTCCCAACTCCGCCAGCGCCCGCGATATCTCTATCGCTACTCGCTCCTGCCCCGCTTCTGCGGCCCAATCCTCAACCTCGTTTTTTAAATCCCTGATATCCATTCGCGTCTCCTACGCATTGATTTTTGATAATCAGATTTTGGGGTTAACCCTGGGTATCGTTATGACGCTGGTAGAGATCAGGGTCATAACGCAGTGCACCGTTGGTAACACGGTCGAGCCGCGCCGCCCGTCGCTCAGGTATTACGTCACCCCAGCGAGACACGGACGCCTGCGACACACCGGCAGCAATGGCCAGCTTTGTTTTACTGCCGAAAAATTTTATTGCGTCATTTTTAAACACGAACACCTCCGCACCTGTAACTTTAGTTTGGAATTTAAGACTTAATAAAAGCTAAGTCAACATAATTTATATTAAGCGCATGAAGACAGACACACTGAATGAGCGCATTAGAGCGCGACGAACTGAAATGGACATGTCACAGCAGCGCCTGGCTGACGCTGTGAAGGTCTCCCATGTGACGATATTCAAGTGGGAAAATGGCGATTCTCAGCCCAAGGGCAAAAACCTCTTTTCGCTGAGCAGGGCGCTCCGATGTTCACCCACGTGGCTGCTGTACGGCGATGAATCCAGCACTCCGGCGGCACCGGAAGAATTACCGACAGAGCTGGATGACAGACAGCGTAAACTGTTGGATTTGTTTGACTCTCTACCTGAGTCGGAAAAAGAGCGTCATCTGGCAGATCTTGAGCAGAAAGTGGATGGATTTAACGCACTCTTCGAAGAGCTGTTAATGGCTAGAAAAAAATCAAACAAAAAATAATTAAAAATCATTGGCATAATAACTTCCGCTCGCCAACTTAACTTTTTGAAAGTATTTTTGCTTGCCTTTTTACTTACCTTTAGTTAAGGTTATTCCAACGACAGCGAACAGGCAGGACGCCCACGAAGTAGCGGCCCGGCGCTTATGAAGACCGGGATGATTCGCACCGAGGCAAAACCAATGACCGCAGTAGTTTGGGTAATGAGTTCTGACAGCGGGAAAGACTGCGCTAACACCAGAGGTTCGGTCGTAAATTCTGGCCTGGTTGGGTCGGTGAAGCGACGCCGGATAGCGTAACCGGCAAAATATGGCAGCGGGGCCAGCGTATGAGCAAACCCGAGCCCGATGCGAAGTTACATGTCCCAGCTGAGCGCAAAGGGCCACCAAAGCAGGGCCACAATCTGAATCTGGGCAAGCTACGGCTGAGCTCCCCGTACCAGTAAGCGGGACACAACGGTGTGAGCATTGAGAGCCGCCGTTAGCCCGAGCCGCTGCACTGTCAGCCAGTGCTCTCACCGTTGTGGTTATCAGGTGATCGGCGGGAAACCCTACCCGCCGCCCGGTTCGACTCCGGGCGTCACAACTGAATCACGTTAGGACCGTGATCCTTGCCAGTAAGCTGCGTGTGAGACCTTGGCGGTGCGGGTTGTACCTTTCCCATATCCGCCCTTTTTCACACCACAGTGCACTCTGATAAATCGGGTCTATTCGGTTTTAAAAGGCCAGAGTGTGTTGTGTTGTGAAGCAAAAAAGCCCGCTTGCGCGGGCTTCTTCACCCCGATCGGCGACCAAACCTTTCGGGAACAGCGCGGGAACCACCCCGCGCCGAGGCAAAACCAATGACAACCGTGGCCGTCACTGGTCATCACAGTATAAAGGGATCGCTATGAAAGCGCCAGACATCACCGTCAAGCTATACATCCATCACAACCAGTTTAATCCAGTCCCGTTTGTTGCTACGTGTGACATGTCACAGTGGGATGGGTTAACACTAATTGATGTGCGTGAAATCACGATACCCGCTCCGCAGCTGTCCGCGGGTGAAATCACGCAAAAACGCGTCGAACAGCTGCGCCGCCAGCAATCCAGCATCATTGATTCAGCGCACGTGCAGGCGTCGGCAATTGAAGACCAAATTAAAACCCTGCAATGCATTGATCACCACTCCCCAGCGGAATTACCGCCCGTTCGCAATTAACCGAGGCAAAACCAATGACCATGTATGTCGCATCATTTGAGCCGAAAAAATCGGCGATAAAAAGCGGAGCCAAAGCAATGGCTACGCTTGTTGAAGCAAAGACTCAGAAGTTGGCCGCTATGGCGGCAACCATGCTGATTGAAGAGCTATTCCCCGGCTCCAGTGACAATTTTTTTAATCCGACGATTACAGAGGATCGCGTCGGCTCACCGCGTCCGGGAATCGGTAAGTTCAGCACTGATTTCATGGAAGAAAACGAGCTGGTAGATGGTGTGTGGACGCGCAAGCCAGACCCGGCCCCTCAGCGCCCCGCTGAGCTGTCGTTGCAGGAGAAAATCGCAGCGCTGGTGCTACTGGGCAAAACAGATTTGGATGACCACGACTATTCTCTCGTCCTCGATTTTTTCGCTGACGACGAATCAGGTGACGACGACACGCACACTATCGTTAACGTGCTCTCACAATACCCAGCTGTGGCCGCAATGTATCCGGCACGCGTAACCGAGCTGGTTGCTGAGATCGAGAAAAAATTTAGCCCGCCGATTAACGCGGCGCAGGCCAGTGCGTTCGTCAACGACAAGATATATGGCAAGGCCGAAGAAAAGCCGCTGCCATCAGTAATGTTGCAATCAGCATCACCACTGTCAGATGCGCGAGTCTGGTCCGATTTCGGTCGTCTGGATATTGCCATCGCCACGAGTCTGGTTACCAGCGCTGACAGCATCGACGCTGTTCCAGCCGCTGATGTGGCCCGGGCGAAGGAGCTGATCAAAGAGGATTCGGATCAGCTGTTTAAGCGACTCTCGATGGAGCTACGCACACAGAGCAATGCTCTGTTTATCCCCGCATCGCTGGTTTTCAGCATCGTACGCGCCGCAAAAAACCGGCCTGAAATCATCAGTGATGCAAATGCGCGCCATCAATTTGTTGATGCTGCGCTGGCTGGCTGGCGGGTCGACCTGGAACCGGCGAAAATTAAGGAAACCCAACTGGCGCCGCCCGCACCACAGGAACCCCAGCCAGAAATCCAAAATCTTGGCGGCGGTCGGTTCTCCATCGACGGGCTTATCAGTCAGGAGTCTGGCGCATCAAATCAGGGAGAAAAAACGGAAGTGGCTCATAGTGAGCCGGCGGCCGGCGTCGCGCAGCAGGCCCGCCAGGCGCTTGATGAAATGGGGTATGGGATTTATGCGGGTAGTGATGAAGCTCCAGGCGTTCATCAAATCAAAGAAATCGAACCAGATAAGGCTATCGTGACACCCGATGAATTTCAGTCTCGCGCCGCCGCGATTGAAAAAGATATCGCTGAAAAGTCAGAAGCGGCGCAGGAAAACCTCAGCATATGGAAACGAGTTCATCGAACTGATCCGGCACGGACTAAGCGCAAAGAGACATGGAGGGGGAAAGGGAAGGATCGTGAGCTAATTCGTGCTGTAACCAGCGTTAACCCGACATATCAAATCATGCGAGCAACTGAGATTTTCGGGCCATTCGGAATAGGCTGGGGTGTTGAGATTGTTGACGAACGTTTTGATCCCGGGCTGCCGCTAATGGAACCGGTTTTTGATGAATCAAACAGGGAAATTAATAGACGACCCATGCGTGATGGAGACGGTAGCCTGATTAGGGCGTTAAACCACACTATACGCATAAACCTTTGGTACACCTTTAATGGTAAGTCGGGTTCGTTTCCTGCATTTGGGCATACGAAATACCTGTATGCCACAAATAGCGGCATGACATGCGATGACGAAGTGGGGAAAAAGAGCCTAACCGATGCAATAACCAAGGGGTTGTCGGCATTAGGTTTCAGTGCTGATGTTTATACCGGCCTATTCGATGACAACGAATACATCACAGAAAACAAGATCGAGTTTGAGATTAAGGCGGCCAGTGATAAGGCAGAAGACACAGTTAGATTGCGTTCAGAACTGGATGCGAAATTGAGCCGCGTTGCCGAGACAATAAAATCAGCAGTCAGTGAAAATGAAGCAACCAAGGTCTACGGCATCATTGCCCGTGAAGTCGAAGTCCATCGCAAGAGCGCCGAAGCCAAGGGCGACAACGACCACGCTAAATATCTGTCTGGACGCCTGCGCCGTCTGAACGATCTGAAAGACGCGCGCATTGCTGCGCTGAAAACCAACGAAGGAGAGAAAGCATGAGCACTACCGCTATCGCAATTGCCGCCGATATGGCAAAACTACAGCAGCTGCTTGAAACATCAGATGAACTGACCCCGGAAATGATCGCTGACACGATGGCCGGGCTTGAAATTGAGCTATCCGAAAAGATGGACGCTATCATGATTCACGTCCGCAATCTGCAGGGTCAAGCAAAGACGTGTGACGAAGAAGCCAAGCGCCTAGCTGAACGTAAGCGCTCATTCGAAAACAGGGAAAAGCAGCTGAAAAAATACGCGCTGGATTGCCTTCTTGCCGCCGGGCTGTCATCGCTCAAGACGCCGCGCAACACGTTCACGGCGCGTAAAGGAGTTGCCAGTGTCATCATCGACAACGAAAGCCTTTTGCCTGACGAGCTCGTTACAGTCCAAACACTTGTTGCTCCTGATAAGAAGGCGATTAAAGAGGCCATCGAAAACGGAGTTGATGTCCCCGGCGCTCATATCGAAATCGGGCAGCAGTCACTACAGGTACGATAACGCCGAGGCAAAACCAATGCTAAAACGGACTCACCACCCACACAAGCCGACATACCTCACCCTGCCAGATGGCAGGGTTGGGCGGATTATCACTCACCACAGGGCGGATGTATATTACGACCTACCTGATGATGTGCGCATAAGTAGCAGCCCGCCGGTTGTCGAAAAACGTATTATTGATAATCAGAAATAATACGACATCCAGATAAAATGGTGACCTCTTAATGGAGGTCACTATGTATAAAAAATGGCAACCGGGCACCCGCCTATTATCCGAATTTGACATAAAGATAGGCCGTTTGGCCTACAGCGTCAGAAATAAAACCCTGAATCAGCAGGACATAGATAATGCCTGCGCCGATGCTGACGAAATAATAAAATTGCTGGGGAAAAACAATGAGCGACCTATTAAGCGACGACGAATTAATAGAACTGACGGGCTATAAGTACCCATCAAAGCAAATCGACGTTTTACGACGAGCCGGAATATCATTCATCGTCCGTAAAGACGGAAAACCCCGCGTAACGTGGTCGCACGTTAATGCTGTGCTAAATGGAACGCCAGCGCCAGAAATCGAAAATGATGATATTGGAATAAATTTTAATGGAATTTAGATTTAATGGGAAGAAAGCGCATTAATCCGGAAGATAACAAACTGCCTCCGCGAGTCAGGAAAAACAAATACAGCTACATATTCAAACCTGCAAATACTAAAGAAACGATCACGCTAGGTAAAATTCGTGACTTGTCTATAGCTCAGGTGTGGGAAAAATACGAAAAGATTATTAGCTCAAAACGTGACGTAATGACGTTTGGTAAATTGTGGGGGTTTTTTCTCGATAGTGAGTATTACAAAGATTTGTCTCCGCGCACGCAGTCTGACTACCTACAGCACCAAAAGAAACTGCTGCACGCTTTTGGCAATGCTAAGGCCGACGCAATAAAACCAGAGCATGTCAGGCGTTATCTCGACATCCGGGGAAAAAGCTCGCGCACGCAGGCGAATCAGGAAAAAAGTAGCATGTCTCGCGTATTTCGCTGGGGCTATGAACGCGGTTACGTGAAATCGAATCCATGCGCGGGTATATCGAAATTTACTGTAAAGTCTCGCACTACATACATCGATGATTCCGAATACGTGGCGATCTACAAAGAGGCAACACCGGCGCTACAGTGCGCCATGGAAATTGCATACCTGTGCGCGGCGCGGATTGGCGACGTCCAGGATCTGGAGTGGAGCCAGGAAACTGAGCTAGGTTTATTCGTTCAACAGGGAAAAACCGGCGTTAGACAGATCAAGGTGTATAGCGACAGATTGCGCGCTGCGCTCGATCAGGCCAGAACGCTTGGTGGCGCACGGCACATCATCGTCAATAAATTTAAGGAGAAATACAGTTATAAGGGTCTCAATACGCTGTGGGTTAATGCGCGGCGGGAGGCAAGTAAAAAGCTGGGTTATGAGTTGACGTGCCATTTTCATGACATAAAAGCGAAAGGAATTTCAGATTACGAAGGAAGCAGCCGCGACAAACAAATTTTCAGCGGGCACAAGACGGAGGCTCAAGTGATCACATACGACCGCAAAACGAAAATCAGCCCAACGCTGGACCTGCCGCTAATAGATGATGATGAATAG